TCGTAGATCATGTCATACCACGCAAGCAGGACGTAGGCAATACATGCGAGAAGGAATGCCATAACCACCCGATGCTCCCAGGCCTTGAAATGGGGCATCCAATAGACAACTAACACAAACAGGGAAAACACTAGGCACTTTGGGTTAAGTGTAAGGTGTGTTCCAAATAATCCTCCGCTCATTACTTAGTATAAGTGATATAAATCAGTGAGTACATGCCTAAGAGCGCTTGAAACGCAATTGTGCGATACGAAAAGAGAACATCCGATAGTTCTGATAATACGACAACCGAACCGATCATCAGTGAATCTGCAAGTAAGATCGTCCATCCACCTTCGCTTGCATACGCCTTAAAGACATCGATCATAGAGTTCTGACCTTGTGGAAGTCCCTGAATGACGACAAAGTAGAAGAAGAGGTCGTGTAAGAGTTGCACAAAGATTGCACCGAAAACCAACTGAAGGCCATATGCAGTTGGGAAAATGAAGGTAGCGAGCAAAACACCGAGCATCAAACTAAAGACATCTGCTGCAACCGCGGCAACTCCAAACTTATCATACCATAACTTGAGAGCTCCAGTAGGTGGGAGAAACGAAATACGTGTTGGAACGGTGTTGATAAGTGCCATCACCACGAAGTCCACCCATAATGCTGCACTTAATAAAGAGATCAACCGCATTACTTGTTACGGCGAGTTTTTCCACGAGACATACGAGCTGACTTCTTACGTGAGACGATACGACCCCACTTGTTCATCTTGAGATCACCCTTCTTAAGTCCTCCAGCTGTGTGGTCAGCTGTTCCGTGCATTACCTGTGCGCGCGATCCAATTGCCTTGATGTGCATTTATTGAGTAGGTGTGAAAATATACCGCGTTAGCTTGTTTGCAAGGTAGCCTACGGATACCCCGTTTTCTACAAGGGTCTTGCCATATAAGGAATCCTCCATTCGATAGACTTCCCATCGTTCATCAAACTTGAATCGATTGAATACATCCCGCCGAACAGTGACGTGTGCATGGTGGATTGGATAGTCTGAATTTTGAACAAGGATCCCAATAGCATTTGGATTTGAGATAATCGGTTCAGAAACAAGCTTATAGTCCTCTGATTCAAACGGATTTGAATACGATGTGTTGGGTTCGTGTGAATAGTTATGGTAGATTGCATGGTAGGGTCCGGATTGAAAGGCTCTAACAACATATTCAAGACGAGATGGATGCATCAAATCATCTGCATCAATGAATGAAATCAATTGAGTATTCAGCATACTTCCAGCAATATTTCGGTTTGCGGCTTGATTGAGTCGTTTTGTTGAATACTGAATCGATACAGGTATTCCATCATAGACTGTATCTGTTCGGTTATCATGCGTCCACGAAGAACAAGAGACTGCAATGTGATCTGGACGTAAGGTTGACTTTGAGATGTTCTCAATCAATGAAGGGAGTAAGTTAAAATGGTTAACATAACACGGGATAGCAACACCAATCATTGTTTACGCTGGTGACTTTATAAAGGAAAAGACAGCGCGTTTTGTCGGCTCAGGGACATCTACAAAATTAGGTCCATCATCGCGTCCACAAAAGAAATTTTCTGAAAATGGGAACGGAAACTTAATTGCGTGTTCTCGGTCATATGCGGGTCCTTCGCCTATGTGAACAAGCAACACGTTTCGGATGTAGGGATACACGTAGCTTGAGAGAAAACTCTGATCTGCTCCATAGCCACGATCAATTGGACTTTTTAAATACAACTCGTATTGTTCAGTAATATTTATCCTTGCAGATTTCCGGATACCCCACATTCCTCCCATTAAACTTGATGTATGTTCCGGATGATCACGGATTGCATGAGCATGAAAGTGGGGCTTTGAAAGGAAGTTTCGGATGGCCCACCGATCTTTCCAATGAACATGGCTATCGGCATCTCGAACAAACATAATTTCGACATCGGGTTCATCAATCGCAAAGAATCGCGAAATCATATTGATGATTCCAAAGTTGCCGGTTGGACGTAGAACTACATTCGAATATTGAACAACTTGTCGCAGAAACTCTCCATCTACGTCAGGTGATGTGTAGATGTAGACTTTCCAATCGGGAAAATGAGTCCCAATTAAATAGATATTTTGCAACATTGGAACTGGATAGTATCGCGGGTTCGGCGGTCCATACAGACAAAAAGAAAACACCTTAACCATTATAATGATCTCTGGAAAAGCATTCGCTGATCTGTCCACTTGGATTTATGATCCTCGTTACAAGGAAAGACCCTTTATGCAATGGGGATCTCGTCAGGGAGATTGGGTCTTCATTAATGGAGAATATCTAGACCAGTTTCTCAGCATCCGACTTGCAAGTCCAAAACGCTTCAATCTGATTATTCATAACGCCGACACACCGTTTGATGCAGCCCGTCTTATAAAGACTTTACCTCGTGCTCTGCATATATGGGCAATTAACACGACGGTTCAGCATCCACAGCTCACAACAATTCCTCTTGGATTTCCGGATAGCGGTCTGAAACATATCCCAAATATCCGTCCATCTACAGATCGTCACATTGAGATCTACTCTAATTTTTCAGGAACTCACAAAGCAAGATGGGATTGTTATTATGCATTTGAAAACGATCCCCGAGTTGTTCGTAAAAATCCGGTTAATGGAATCGGTCATCCTGAATACTACGATGATTTGTGTCATTCAAAGTTTGTCCTCTGTCCACGCGGAACCGGTGAAGATACTCATCGAGTCTATGAAGCACTTGCATGTGGGGCAACGCCGGTTGTTCTTCGTGGCAATCTAGACCATTTGTATGCGAGATTTCCAATTTGCATTCTAGAGTCCTGGACAGACCCGTTGTATGTACCTCGGGGAGAAGTCCATCTAGATCCTCAATATTTTCTCCGATGAACTGGATTGATCCACACCTCATTGATACCATATAGGCGGACCAAATTGAAACCATTTGCGCGTAAGATTGAATGACATCTCTCTTTCCTATCTAAATTCTGCATCTCCATATAGATAAGGTATACCGAAATAGACCAATCCATTGTCTCAAGGGCTTCATATTCAGATCCTTCTACATCAAGGGACCATAAATCAATATGGCGGACCCCTGCATCATGTAGAATTGTATCTAGACGTTTCGATGGAACTTTGATTACCTGAACATTATTCCCGCGATGCCATGCATCAAAGGCTCCTTCATCCGTATTATGTTTTACAGAGCTTACTGCATCGTTAACATAGAGCTCAATCTCACCTACTGTTTTTGAAACCGCACAATTATAACATCTTGCATTTGGTCTATTCTTCACAAGTTTTTGATAATCATCTGGTAAGGGTTCAATTAAAACTCCAGTCCAGTTTGAATTGTCTTCAAAAAACTTAGTATTTGAAAACTTTACTCCATCCAATGCTCCCATTTCCAAGAATACACCATTACGAAGAGTATGAAAATATGACTCAAACAACATTGCGTCATCACCCTGTAACCCGTGAAATTCATGAACTTTCTTTAAAATCCCACGCGGTGTCCAGGATATCCTTTCATAGTGTGCTGGTTTTTCTCGTCGTACTATGCTCGTTTGTTGATTCATTGTTTATAAAGACTTCTTAATAACTTTTATCCAATATCCGACCTTCAGCTTTTCCATATTCCAGGAGGTTGCCTCAATTCGCTTTTGTTCAGCAAGAAGGCGATCTTGTGTGACCTCCTTCCAGTCATCCACGAATAAAATAGGAAGATCCATCCACCCAGAGTGTGCAATGTCTCGCTTTACAATGGGAATACTCCCCATGTACAGTGTTTCCCACAAACGATGAGTGTCAATCCCGTTGCCACGAGGACATAGGACAAAGGTATGATTCCGAACGTCTTCCAAGAATGCCCGACGACCTTCAAATGTATTCACACTCTCACCGTGAGTGACCCATGGAACTCCCGTAAACATCTCCTTTAGTGGAGCTCGCTCAGAAGGATAGGTATGCACTGCAAAGTTCAGATAGACGAGGTTCTTGATGTCACGAGGTAGACGTGCAACCTCAACCATCATTGGGATATTGCCATAGATGCGATGGATCGGGGACTCATCTGTATCATTAGTAATTCCAAGTGGAACACCATTCACCCGCTTGGACTGAGTGTTCGTTGAAAACCACGTAGCCCGAGGGTATCGAGCTACAATCTCATCTGTAAGAGGATAATCTGAATGTCCAGCAATAATAACCTTCTGTAACCTAGGTGGGTAGATTACACGACCCCTCCATGAGGTCGTACCTCTAATATAGAAGATATCAGTCTTGAAGTAGTTGTTAGGGAATGCAGCAAGGAAGCGGTCGCCACAGAGCACGTCCTCTGCTGTCCACATTTCTAATTCCAGATGAAAGAATCTTCACGATATTACCTAGACTAATCAAATGAATCGTGTTGCAGTTGTAACCGGCGTGACCGGGCAGGACGGTTCTTACCTTGCAGAGCTCCTTCTCTCAAAAGACTATGATGTATATGGAATTGCCAGACGGACATCCCGCTCGAACACCGAGCGGATCGCCACCATTTTGACCCATCCTCGCTTCTTCCTTCGGGAGGCCGATCTTTGTGATGGAAACTCCCTCCGAACTGTGTTTGAGGAGGTCTCGCATTACAAGAATATTGAAGTGTACAACCTTGGAGCACAGTCGCACGTACATACATCATTTCGTCAGCCCGAGTTTACTGCAGACGTGGATGCCCTTGGTCCCCTCCGTATTCTTGAGGTACTCCGATCTATGCAACTGACCCGTGCAAAGTTCTATCAGGCATCCACATCAGAGCTGTTTGGTAAGGTTCAGGAGACCCCACAGAAGGAGACAACTCCCTTTTACCCTAGGAGTCCATATGGTGTTGCAAAGCTTTATGCATATTGGATTGTGAGGAACTACCGTGAGAGCTACGGGATGTTTGCTTGCAATGGCATTCTGTTCAATCACGAGTCTGAGCGCCGCGGTGAGGAGTTCATCACTCGCAAGATCACCAAGGGTATTGCAAGGCTACGTAAGGATCCAGAGTTCGTTCTTGAGCTTGGAAACATAGATGCCAAGCGCGATTGGGGATATGCACCTGACTATGTAGAGGGAATGTGGCGTATGCTTCAACAGGATAAACCAGATGATTACATCCTTGCTACAGGTGAAACACATACAGTCCGAGAGTTTTTGGAGACTGCATGGGGTAAGATCATTTGGAAGGGCGAGGGAGTTAATGAAACGGGTGAAGATGAAAACGGTCGGGTGATTATCCGTATCAACTCTGAGTTCTATCGACCGGCAGAAGTTGAGCTTCTCATTGGAGATCCGTCAAAGGCATGGTATAAGCTCGGATGGAAAGCTACGACTACGTTTCCCGAACTAGTTTCGCGAATGGTTGCACATGATAGTTTATAATTAGAATATAAATGGCATCTACATCATCTAAAATACTAAATAGGCTTCTTGAATTGCCTACTAAATTCTTTGTGGATATTGGTGCTTCGGATGATATAGTCACATCACAAAGCGAAGCCCTTCTACAATACGGTTGGAGTGGTGTAATGTTTGAATGTGCACCAGAAGTTGCTCATTTGAAGGAGCGTGTTAAAGAGTACCCCGTTAAGGTTATTTCGCAGATGGTAACACCTGATAATATCATACAACTTTTACAGGATGCTGGAGTTCCTGACGGTTTCTATCTTTCGCTGGACATTGATGGATATGATTTCTTCGTGCTTCAGAAGATCCTTTCGGTATATAAGCCTCAGTTGATTATCAGTGAAATCAATGAAAAGATTCCTCCTCCAATTAAGTTTACTGTAAACTACGATCCTAGTTATTGGTGGGATACAAGTCACTTTTATGGATATTCACTTTCAATGCTTGAGCATATTAAGGGGTATAAGGTTGAGTCTCTTGACTTTAACAATGTTATCATGACTCCGGGCACTCAGGAGATCCCTCTTGACGTTATTTATCGTGATGGGTATTGGAATATGCCAAAAGATCAAGATGGATTTCATAATCGTTCAAATGAGACTAATGGGCGACCATACTATAACGCAGACTTTGATCCAATCTATACAATGTCGTACAGGGATCAGATCGATTTTATTCAAATGAAGTTTGCCAAATTTGTTGGAAAGTATACGCTTGATGGAATTGTATATGATGTCCTACCAAAGCCCAAGTACTTCTGGAATAGAAGGCGCGGATAGTTACAGATGATACTATCTAGGGGAATAGAAATGAACGTTGCAAATACAGGTCAGGTTCAAGTCAATAGTCCATTTGGTCAGTGGATTGCCAAGTATGCAGCCGATCCTAGATTTAGTCGTTATGTTGAAATCGGAACGTGGAATGGTCAGGGATCAACCTGCTGTTTCTATGAAGGGTTCAAGAATCGCAGAGATACCTTTGCACTTCAGAGTTATGAAATTGCAAAGGATCGAGTTATTGAAGCAACGAACGTTTGGAAGGGTTATTCTCCAATTCAGATCATCCACGGGCGTATGTTACAAGATATTGAATGCCCTACATGGAATGTAGTTCGCAGTATTCACCCGTCAATCAACGTTGAGTGGCACACTCAGGATGTGATGCATTTTTGGAACTGCAAATACGTCCCTATGAACGATCCACAGGTCATTCTACTTGATGGTGCTGAATATCTGACATGGTTTGAGTTTGAGAAGATGATTGCAACGACAAATGCATCGGTTTATCTATTGGATGACACACGAACTGCAAAGTGCCCAAAGATTCTTGAATGGTTTGTCGCACATCCTGAATGGATCCAAGTTGCAGGGTCTGATACAGATCGGAATGGGTGGGCTGTTTATGAACGAAATCCCCAAGACGAATCATATTGACCTGTTTCACGAAGGTAGCACTTCTTAACTGAAGCATCTAATTCTAGGTGTGCAGCGAGGCAGTAGAATGAACTATTAACAACATGAACCTCCTTTGCGTGCTTAATGATTTCACTGTAGTCTATGAACGGCAAATTAATAGTCCCTTGTACCAGGTCGTGCCACTTGTGTCCTTCGGGATACAGATTGATATTGGGATCAAGTGTGAGTGTTTCATTGATATCCCACGTAATAAACGATGAGATAACTCCACCACCATTTCCAAGAAAGGTCTGATGAACAAAGATATACGGCACCTCACGAATCGTTTCATAGATGGTTAATGCGGTAGGAGATGTCGGAATATGAAAGTATGAATATCGGATCGAACGGTCCATCTTCATATGGTCATAGAAACACGCAGGGAAGTCAATTGAATTATCCCAGATCTGAGCGTGGTTTCCAGATAAGTACACACTTGTAAATTCAGATTGGTAATAGATAGCTTCATCTAATGTGTTGATAACCCTCAGCGTAATACTTGGATCATCTGAGAAAAAGGACCTCACGTTCTTCTCATTACGTGCATAGCAGAAGATAACCGTTTCATCATGTTGCAGTGCAACATACCGTACGGCCCCAATCATACAGACATGATCACCCAATCCTAAATGATGAAATACAAGTGCCTTACGTTTCGGATATCCCTTCTGTTCCCGAAGATTGGAATTTGTCAGATTATTCACGATGTTCTTCAAACGAAACCTCATGTCGTTCTTGTCTAATATAGATACGCAATCTTCTTTAGTTGGATTCTTCCGAAACTCATCTTGAATGTTCCAGATCTCATCATTGATCTTGTATAGAAGCCCATAGTGGAAGGGATACCTAACAATATGCTCCTGAAGCTCATCGTAGAGAGCTTGGTATTCAACCCTGCAGTGTTGAAGTTTGATAGGATCCGTAATCCGCTTACACTTGATATCAAGAATCGTAAGCTTATCAACTGCCTCTCCAATTGAGACTGGAAGACGTAACATGTGTTGTTCTTAGTGAATACCAGAAAACTAAATACATACCGCGTATAGAGAACCGTATATTTCTAAAGATAGCTCATAATGCTGGCAGCTAAACTTGCAGGGGGTCTTGGGAACCAATTGTTCCAACTCGCCGCATCCGAAATGATTGCAATAGAAACAAACCGTTCTCTATGCATTCTTGATAGAGTATCACCTAATACGGTTCATAGCACTGCAAACTACTTTGACTCGGTACTGTCTAACTGGACATCTCTTCCAAAGTTACCAGAGCCATTCACTGATGTGCAGGAACCATCATACCGAAAGTATGACTGGACTCAGATACTTCCATCCAATGAATCTATCTGTCTTAATGGGTATTTTCAGAACTGGAAGTACATCCCTACTGATTTTACAAGCCGATTAGTGTTACCGTCTGTCCCACCTCAAGATGGGGCGTTTCTACATATTCGTGGGGGTGACTTTGTGGATCACTGGTTACATGATGTACGCTTACAACGGGCATATTACCAGAATGCCATCCAGTGCTTTCCAAAGGACACACACTTCTTCATCTACACGAATGATATCCCATATGCAAAGAAGTGTTCATTCCTCTCGAATATCTCACATTCATTTGTGCAAGCAGATGAACTCACGAGCCTTGCAGGGATGGCACAGTGCACGAAAGGTGGAATCTGTGCAAACTCGTCCTTCTCTTGGTGGGGTGCGTTTCTAAACCCAAATAGAACCATTGTGATGCCGACTCGGTTCTTCAATGATTCGGGGATTTATATCGATGGATACTACTTTCCAGGTGTAATCCGATGTGCCGTGTAGTTTGTAAGAAAATATTCAAGATCTTCAGGCACACCTAATCCCCACATTCGTTTACATCCTTCTATGGTAATCTTCAATCCATCTGCAATTGCTTCATTGTATACGGGTACAGTGTAGAACTCATTATTTACTCGAATGTTCTTTGTGATCATTTGCTCTGCAAATTTGACAAAATCGGAGCCGCGTTTCCACATATAGACACCTGTCGTTGCATGGTCTGAGAATGGGTCCTTCTCACGAACCTCAGTAACGTATCCATCCTTCAATGCAGCATATGACCATTTAGGGTCTCGCTGACCATCAAATGTAGAAATCTTACCATCTGCATCAGATGATAAGAATGAATTGACAAAATCACCTACATCAAACTCAATGAATTGATCACTATTTGCAATCAAAAGGGGTGTATCGTTATTGATCTGATTCTTCGCGAGCAGTACAGTGCAGGCTGCACCCTCTGTAACTTTGTGAACCACGATGATGGAACACTCGGGTGCAATTGATCGAAGATACTCCTTACAAGATGCAGGGTAATCTGCTCGAATGATAAATACAAATCGCGCACCAGGAACTTTAAGATTATCAACTACCCACGAGATCATAGGTTTACCGTGAACCGGAATAAGTGGCTTTGGATCAGCATATCCAGCTTTTGTGAATCGACTTCCATTGCCCGCCATTGGAATTACGATCGTAATCGGTCTAAGTGCGCTCATTACAAACTCTTCGGTTAAAGACGATGGTGTGGGAACGCAAATAACCTTAGATCCACTTGCTCGTGCTGAAGCAAGTCCAACTGGTGAATCCTCAAAGATGAGAGTTTCACTTGGAGTAACCCCTGCTTTCCGATGACATAGTTCATAAATCTCCGGGCTGGGCTTTGGAGCCCTAACGTCTTCGTTTGACACCGTGAATGTGATCAAGTCTCGAATCCCAAGAGCTTCAAGCGCCGCATCTAGAGTTGCCCGAATACAGTTTGTTGCACAGGCTGTTTGATATCCCTCATTTCGCAAGCGAGTAAATAGCGAATAAAGAACTGTTGATTTAGAAACCTTAGAGACTGCGCTTGCGGTTAACTGCTGCTTCCGGATGAAGATCTCCTCGAATAGAAGTGGTGCTAATCCCTTTCGTTCTCCAAGCATAGCAAGCTTTGTGCGAGTACTACGACCATTAAATGTGGTTTCATGTTCCTCGCGAGAAATTGAGTAATTAAACCCTGCTACTTCGCAAATTGCTTGATTAAGCGTTTCGTAATGAACCTCACAAAAATCAAGTAAGACCCCATCCAGGTCAAATACAATCAGCTTCATTTTAAGGAGGAATACTTATATACATTATGCTGATTATTGCACATCGCGGAAATACGAACGGACCCCATCCTGAAACTGAAAATAAGGAGGAAACGATCAGCTCTGCTATTGCAGAGGGGTTTGACTGTGAGATTGATGTTTGGCGAGTGCAAGGTGAATTATGGTTAGGACATGATGCTCCAACATACAAAACGACCATTACATTTCTTACACAATATCAGAGCGTGTTATGGGTTCACTGTAAGAATCTAGATGCACTTATTTACTTAAAAGATCAGTTCAACTGCTTCTTCCATGACAAGGATACATATACTCTCACAAGTAAGGGATATATTTGGGGAAATATTGGGAGTCCTACTACCGATAATGTGATCTGTGTTATGCCACCGGGCGATGAGATTGGAAGTTGTTTAGGGGTCTGTACCGACAATCCTACAAAATTCATTAAATCAGCCTAAGTATATAAAAATGCATACTCTTTTTAACTACATACCAAAACAGAGTATCTTAGACGTTGATGATTATAGGGGTGAGGAAAGACTCCACACATTCACCGATGTTGGATTTCGTACCCAACCTTCAAGTCAACACGGGTTTTTTACTCCAATTGGCGTTATCAATGGTAAGATTATAAGCATAACGAATAAGCAGACTTCGTTCCTTATTAATGAATACAGTCACCATATCGGAGATTGGTATTCCAGAGAACTCATTGACACATATAATGCCTTACAAAGGGGGTCCCTAACTCCAATCAATGAAACTCTCTTTTACTTTGTAGACTATGACTGTGCAAATGGATGGGCACATTCATTTGATCATATGATACATTTAGCATACATCTATGTCAAGTGGAATCTATCATGTAAGCTTTTGGTTATCCGCTGCGATAACGTTTATTATAACCAAACCCTAGCATTATTAAGCAAATATCTTGGATTTAACTACGTATACGCAGAACCAAATACAAATTATAGCTTACGCCGAGTTATATGTACTCGCGCATACAGTAACATATTATTCCCCCATGTCAAAGAGTTCATGAATGAACGTATTATTGATCCAATCATGAAGGTATACGAAGGAACTCCGTATTTTGACTCTATTTGCAGACTCAAGTATCATAATCCCAATAACATTGATCGTTTAGCAACTTCATTTCAACGAAGTATCAAGTTTGAAGAATACTGTAAAGAGAACTCGGTTAAAGACGTCAGTGATATTCACGACGATGAACTACGAATCTATTTATTCAACAAGGCAAATAAGATAACAGTTTGCTGGGGGAGTGCATTTATGATAAACATCATGTATTACGTGAAGTCTGTTGATGAGAAGTATATCAATGTTCTATTTCACCGAAACAGTATGCTTGAGCGTGTCTATCTACGAAACGAAGCGAATGGATACTGTATGAACATAGATACGGCTCCAAACTTCTTAGATCAACTCTATTGTACATTTAGGTTCAAAGGTAAAGTCTACGATAATCTCGATACACTCGAAGATCTTCAACTGATGTAAAGGGTCTAAACGTTTAACAACGATACAGATCAATGGCTAACACCGTAGAACCTATGTATCAAACGTACTGTGCGTATATTCGCAGTATTGTTGAGTCAAAAGATCTATCAAACTTTAAGGGAAATCCAGCCTATCAAGGTATCCTTGAGCATGTAAGTCCCGAGTTAGGGCAGAAGTATTTCGAATCCATTACGAACTTAAATGGATTAAGTCGAGATGCCATTCTCTCGTTCTGTAGAAAGAATGATCAAATTGGATCACCTAAGCTAGTATCGATTGACGGTATGCTTGTATCGCCAAGTTCATTGCGATACATACGTCATGCAATGCTTATTTTGAGTCATTGTGTCCGTGTTAAAAACCTAAATCCTTCTATAGTAGAAGTTGGATGCGGTTACGGTGGACTAGCTCTGGCTATTGATAGCTTCAGCTCTATGTTTGGAATCACGGTTAAATCCTATACGATGATTGATTTGGATGATCCTTTGAGTTTCCAGAAACTCTATCTATCAAACCACACAACTTCATTCCCAATCTACTTTGAGAGTGCATCTACGTATGGTAGCAATGTCAAAGGCAATGATAACTTCCTAATCAGTAACTATTGTTTTTCCGAAGTACACCCTCAAATACAACAAAACTACCTAAGAACTCTTTTTCCTAGGTGTTGTAATGGGTTTCTTCTTTGGAATCATGTGAAGGTTTTTGATATTGGCAAGCGAGTTCTAATTGAGCAGGAGGTTCCTTTGACCTGCCCTACAAATGCTATAAACTCAAACTATCACGTCTATTTCTAGATGTGTAAAATCGGAAATAAATGAAAACACGCTGGATCTCGTTTCCATTTCTCAACATCCCTGGCTGTTAGGGAGTTCAACAGTCTTAGTAGACGTGTATCTGTAATCTCTACGTCCCAAGCGGGAATACTTTTGTATTTCAAAAAGGAAACCACACTATGAGGATTCATTTGAGCAACTATCCCATTACGTGAAGTACGGAATGAGAATTCAACATCTTCACCTTCACCCCATGACTTTGTTTCATCAAGCGGATACTGAAGCGCAATGTGTTTCTTTACCACGTAATAACTACCCGATATATACGACAGTCTAGCCGTTATTGGCGTCAGCTTAAAGTTATATGGCAATAGACACTGTGTAGAAAACTTAGTGTCTATTGACTGCATATAGAACGGGAAGAGCGTATAGTCTCTAAACCTGGTTCCATCTTGGTTTAAAATTCGGTTGATGCACACATCAAATGAATTTCCGAACTGTAGGAAGCCTTTATACCAATCCTTATCAAACACTATATAATCGTGTAATAGCACGATGTTTTCATACTTTGCTGTCTGACAAATCATATTTTTTTTACGCGTGATCCAATTTGGTTTCAGACTCTCATCAAACTGTATAAATGACACACCTGGGAGGACACAAGTCTCGGCGGGACCCACAACTATGATTTCAAAGACTGGAATGTTCATTGCAAGAATTGAATCGACTATTTTGCTTAGATTTTGATTATTACAGCCATTCGTAATAATACCAAATGTAAACTCCATACCCCATTACAAGAAACTTAATATGTACTTTAATCGCAATCTTGGTATCCGTCCCGTGGCGGACGAGCCTAAATACGATATCTGCATCATGTACTTAGCAGAGGAACGGCGACAACATACATTCAAGCACACCGTGAAATCGATCAATGAATCTAAGCACGTGGATAGTGTTCATTTGCTTGTACTTACCCATACCAATGATACTGAATTTTACAACGAGGTCCTGAGAAACTCAAGGATATCTTATACCGTCAAACAGTTCGAATGTGTTAACAATTATATGAGTAAGATTCGCTTTACACTTGATTTTGCACAACATAATGAAATTCCATATATCATCAAGCATGATAATGATATTCTTATGGGCTCATCTGTTTACGATTACATGTTTGAAAACAGATCAATTTTACAAAATGATACCAATCTACTTCTGACACCAACGATTACATCTGGGATACCCAGCTGTGACTACTTTATTGATGACTATCTAACATCAGATGAGAAACAGCACATGTATACGTTATTCAAAGCACATCTGTTTGAAACCAAATGGGACGTAGACTTTCACTCTCTCAATAAATACACTGTAGATGCAAATGAATGGAGTTCTAGTGACTTCTATACAGGTGTCAAAGCAATTGAACATTATTACAAGGGAATACACCCAATCCGAGTTAATGAACATGCATTGGTTGAATTGAACAACATCGTCTGTAAATACAAGGACCAAATTCTCAACCCAGATTCATATTCATTAACGTATGATAGTACATCACCCTATTTCTGCGATAGCATCTTCTGTATACGAACAGACACGTATAAGAATATTATGTTGAAGACTGAGTTGTTTGTGGATGGTTATGATGAAGTCCCTTTGAATAGGTGGCGGGATATGAACAACCTTGCTATAGTTGTAATTCGTCGCGGGACTGCGATGCACTTCATGTATAACGAAATACCTAACTATATTGAATATGAAAAGAAATACGTAGAATTGGTCTACGGGGGTCCTTCTTAGATTGGTAAACGCAACGTAATAAAGATGTCATCCCATCGATTTTTTAGAGAACGATGATCGTGTACAATTGCAATGTTACGAAGAGTATCTGGTAATGCCATTAAGATATCTTTGACCCAGTGCGTGGACTGAATATCTTCGATCACCAAAACACCACCTGGTTTAAGAAGCTTCACATACTCCTTCGCAAAAAACATCATGGATTCCTTGGTATGAGGTCCATCGTCGATTACAAAATCAAATGTACCATATCCAAGCGACTTAACAAACTCACGATCATATGCATCCGTTGTCAGGCAAGTGATTCGAGGAGATGATAAATCAATTTCAAGCTTTTCAAGTGTAATGTCAACTCCATATACATGAGCATTTGGAAAGAACTCTGACCATAATTTTATGGATCCCCCTTGTTGGATACCTACTTCAAGAACGCGAGTTGCAGACTCAGAAATGGGTTCAAGAATCTCCTGGTATACATCGATATACGAATGAACGGTATCCTTATCCGTATAACGATTATCAATTAGATCTTTTAAAGTCATTACTTATACCAGTATAAAATCTACGTCAAGCTTGACGTACATTTTGTTTTTGGTTTTCTTTTGGATTTTCTTGTAGTTTTTGGTTTTTGGTATTTAGTTGCTGTATGCGAGGCCACCCATTCCGCTCATCACGCGGAGCACGTTGTAGTTAACCGCATAGACGCGCACCTGGGCTGTGCGGCCAGAGCGCACCGTGTTGACACTGACCGTGAGCTGGAGGGTCGCCTTGTCAATGCGGGAGAAGTTGCAGGTACCGCTGGGCTGGTGCTCCTCAGGCTTGAGCGCGAAGGAGTACACGTTGATGCCCTGAGTCGGGGTGCGGGTGTGGTGCTGGTACGGCTGCACACGGGAGAAGTAGCGTCCCTCACGCTCCGTGAAGCGGTCCTGGCCGTTGAGCTGGAGCTTGGCAACCTCAACCGGGTTCTTGCCCTCGCAACGAACACCGGACTGGAGGATGACCTTCGCGAGGAGGTAGTTGGTCGTGTCCTCAAACACGATCGCCTGGTCGTTACCACCTGTACCAAGGTTGGTGTCGAGCCATGAGGCGCCGTTGAGCGAGGGACCAGTCTGGATACCAAGACCAGGGAGGTAAGGTCCAGAGGGGCCATCAGCGGCAGTTGTAGGAGTTGTCAGTCCAACACCTCCAACACCACCCAGAGAGCCGCGGGCGAGGACGTCCATCACGATACCCTCCGTGCTGAAGTCATCCGTGTAGTTGAACGGCTGGCATCCGTTGACCTCTGCGATGAAGACCTGGTTAGGTGTGCAGTCCACGAACGAGTCGCGCTGAACAACCCACACGAGCTCCTTAACCGGGTGGTTGAAGTTGAGCTGGATCTTGTTGCTCGAGCTTGTGATTGACTCGGCGCCAGTGAACTGGAGCTGCTCGATCAGGTACTCGTGCGTCTGCTGGGCGAACCGGCGACGCTCCTCCGTGTCGAGGTAGATGTAGTCGATGTAGAGCGACGCAGCCGTGAGTGACTGGATGCTTGTGGGCACAGTCGATGCGGCAGTGATCAGCTCGTAGTAGGTGCAGTTGATCCACTGCTCGAACTCCACGTTGATGCGCACCTCGTGGTACTGGAGCGCGATGAGCGGGATCGCAAGACCAGGGTTGCGGCAGAACCAGAACTGGAGCGGGATGTAGAGCGTGCGCGCGGGTGTGCCGGCACGGGGGGCGCAGGTGTTCGTGAGCTCGGCGCCCGCGCAAGACGCATCAAGCGCATAGCCACGACGATCCTTCATCAGCACGAGGTCGTGGGTGTTGCCGATCATGTCGTTGAGCGCCTCAACAGTGCCAATGTCCTGGGAGAGCTGGGTCCAGATCTGCATCCAGTCACCATACTGACGGTCAATGCGCTGACCACCGATCTCGAGCTCAACCGTCTTGATGAGACGGTGACCGATGTAGTTGAGCCAGCGGAAGCGGTTCAGGGCGCTGACCGACGCAAAGTCAACCGCCGGGAGAACAACCTGGACGTATGTGCGGTACATCAGGTCGGCGTTACGGTTGATCACCGCTGTAACGCGCTTGTTGAAGTCGGCCTGGCCGTTGAAGGTCACCTCGATGGACTCCATCGCGAAGTTCGTGTGACGCTTGTAGAGAACCTTCCAGAAAGTAATCTGGGGGTTGCCGGAAATGTAGATGTCCTGCGCACCATAGCTGACGAGCTGAAGAAGACCACCACCCATATCGATTGTTTGAATAAGAGCGAGAAAAATTATTTACACCCTAGGGCGACGCACCAAGGTGGGACATGTTAATATCCCTGATTTGGTTGTCTGTTTAATGTTTACGGTGGTTACGACGTGTCTTACGGCGGCGAGACATACCATAAACCAGTGCACTCTTAGGAGTTGTAGATAGGCTGGACCTCCTAGATTCTACCTCACTAACTGATTGTTGTTTGGGTTTCAGGATTCGCAGGGATGCGGGTTGAAGAGATGCTTTTGCAGCAAGAAGCGGACGTACTGTCTCATTTTCATTTGCAGGCATAACTTGCTTTGGAACGACATACTCGTTCTCATCACCACCCTTTCGGGACCTACGGGTCTTCCGAAGTTTACGAGTGTATTTAGGCATTACTTACTCCCAAGACTTTAAGCCTTGGAGAGGAGGTGAGCCTTCTTGGCGCGGGCACGGAGGGTAGCCTTCTTGCCAGATGACTTAAGTCCATGCGACTTGAGGACGCGCTTGAGGGCCTTGGCGGACGGGCCCTTGTGGGTGCGGCGACGACCGGCAGACATGGCGGGGGTGACAGAGTTTCCGGCGGGTGTAGTGTGTTCAGGCATTTTGTTTTAAGGTAGAGACAAACTTTCAGACTGAACGCGACAAGTAAAAAATGGAGCCCATTGGAATTGTAGCGATTGTTGGAATTACAGTAACCGCTGTGTGGTTGATTTACATTTTAAAGCGTCGGTCTACGTTTGCTAAGATGTCGACTCTTACTCCTAGGTTTGTTAAGTCTCC